ATAAAAAAGAGTACAACGTAATTACATTCCGTATCGTCCTCACGCAAAATGTTACGTTTTTTATGTTGCACCGCTTGGGGTTTGGCGACCACCTCCTGACGTTGGGGTCTTTCAATAGGATCTTCGTCTAAAGGACAATACCCTATCATTTATACTATCATTTATAAATTAATTTCGACCGACTTTTTCTTTTTTCCACCACCTCTTTTTGATTTGGTCTGGGTAACCTTAACTTCACGAACTTCATTATCACCATCATCCTTTTCATTCTTAGAATTTTCTATATCGGCCTCGGCAATATCCGAAATATCATCGTCCATATCATCGTCACCTGGTGCGTTAATGTTTGCTGGTATGCTGGTCGTACTCATTGGTGGTGTTGGTGGCATCATGATATTACCCATGAGACTCGAAATGTCTAAACCCGGGCCTTGCATTTCGCGTCGCCCGTTTGCGTCCGTCGTATCACCCGATTGTTGTTGTGATTTAGGAACCGTGTTTTGAACCGCAGACATCATATTTTGTACGAGTTCGGGGTTTTGTTTAATCACATCGTTCATATTAGGCATGACTGATTTAAACATGCTATTTGTTAAGTGGAACATCATAGCCGAACCACCAAGCATCATTATGAGTTTAATTTCTGGAGCGACAGACATTTTAGATCTATACTTAACGTACAACTCTTCAAAAACTTCATCGTAATCCTCGACATTTTCCATGACGTTTTCTGACCAACCATCGAGTTGAATTTCAAACGGGTTATACTTTTTGTTCATAAACTCGAGTCCTGTAGTACATGCAATAAGCATGCGTCTCGAGAATTTTACGGATTTATCGACATCTATGCTATACGTGATTCGTTTCACCTCTGTCCTGAGTTCATCTATAGGTGAGTATGCGTTCAAACGTTTATTTACGGTAAACCCTTTCTTTTCTAAACGACCAATCTTATTCACAAGGTCTGCTTTTTCTTCATCTATTGTTTTGTACCCTGGTGATGGTTTTTCTTCTTCTGTGTAAATACCTCCCATACCACCACCACCGCCGTAATCATACCCGTTACCTGGTTCGTCATCATCGTATTCCCCGTAATCAAGGGGTTCCTCTGGTGGAGGAGCAGATTGGTGGTTTTGTTTATTGGGGTTAGCAAAAGAATCAATGTCTTCCTGAAAAGTTTGTGTTTGTGGTGGTGTAAATTGTGTTTTCATAGGTCTAGGCATTTGTTTTTTCACAGGCTGGGGTCTTGGTATATCAATCTCAATCTCGTTCATTAGTGCCTGTTCATTATCATCCAATTTCATAACATGTGTACTAGAACGATTAAGTATAATCTCACCGTCCATTAATCTTTATATTGAAACTATTATAATTTCTTTAACGCACTTTATAAAAAAAATGTATGTTCAATACAAATGAAACTTAACGCTACAAATAAAAGTACCCTAAAATCTATCGCGATTGTATTCGCCATAATCTGTGTTCTTCAATTCTTGAGAACCAGCTACTACAGCCCAGTCGATATCGAAACGACCAATGAAGAATCGCTCTTTAATCTCGAGTCTAAGGAAGAGTGTCTCGGTGAATATTACTCCGACAGTAGAGGTGGTGTTTGTGGTGGCCAAAAATTGGTCGTCGCGCAATCGAGTTATAAGATGAAGTAAAATCTCCAGTATATATAAATGGCGTTAGTGACCAGTCAGTCAACTTTACCCGATTTCGAATATGAACATCACACTGTTATACTTGATAATCTACATCTAAACATGAATGATACAGATTTTACACTTCATTTACCAACACCACTCGAAAATATTGTCCAAGTACAACTACTCACTGCGAGTATTAACGTGACCGATAATGCTACTAGATGTATACACATTGGCATAGAGGAACTTAAAACTCATTTTACACAACGGGGTAAACAAGACCTCGACGGTCCCGATAACCACTTAAATGGTATTTTTGGAACGATTATATGTGAACACGAAAAGCATGGTGCCACCTCTGGACAGACAGCCGTTTTCTTCAGAAACGAATACCCAATTATTCAACAATATTATAACCCAATTCGAAAACTCGATAGAGTAACTTTTAACTTAGACGACCAAGCGGGTGATACGCTTTTGTGTGGAGATGCCATTTTCGTTTTTAAATTCGTTTGCAAAAAAAAGAACTTGTCCTACTAATTATTTCAGGGCGTCACGTACCTATAATTTTAACCTCTTATTAATATAAATGTCTTCCGGTATTGTTCAACTCATTGCCATTGGTGCTCAAGACGAATATATAATGGGTAACCCGGAAATATCATTCTTTAACTCAACTTTTAAAAGACATTCTAATTTTTCACAATCCGTCGAAAAGCAAACGATACAGGGAGCTGTGAAAAACAATTCAATGTCATCCATAAAATTCCCACGTTCAGGTGATTTGTTAGGATATACATATTTTACTATAGACGATAACACAAAAGCACTCGATTACCAAGATTGGAGTGAACTCATAGATAAGGTCGAATTACTTATCGGTGGTCAAGTCGTGGATACACAAGATGCAGTGTTTACGGAAAAAATAGCCATAGATACATTTGCATCCAATGTTTCAAAGAGTTCTAATGGAACACACCCGGGTGTGAGTGCACGTTCATACTTTTACCCGTTAAGGTTTTTCTTTTGTGAAGGTCCCCAGTGTGCTTTACCAATAGTTGCTTTACAGTATCATGAAGTTGAGTTGCGTATTCACTGGGGATCACAAGCAGGGGCGTATAACTTCGAGTGTTATTCGAATTACTATTACCTCGATAACGAGGAACGTGGGAATATTGTTTCTCGAAACCATGATATTCTCATCACACAAGTTCAAAAAAGTATACCGTCCCAGGAACTTACACAAGAACTTACGTTTAATCACCCAGTCAAATACCTCGCGTGTTCAGATACATCAGTTAATGGTGCATTAACATCCGCCGATAATAAGGTTAAAATTGAAATTAATGGTCTAGATATCGGTAATTTTAGATGGGGAAAACCACACTTTATGGAGGTACAAAACTATTACCACACACAATTCGTAACGTCACCCGATTTCTTTTTATGTTCTTTTTGTTTATCAACAAGTTCTCTCCAGCCTACAGGAACACTTAATTTTAGTCGTTTAGATTCAGCAAAGATACATAGTCAAACCCGAAATATATCCGATCCTATATATGCAGTTAATTATAACATTCTCAGAATTGAAAATGGTTTAGCCGGTCTCATCTATGCAAATTAAAATACATACTTATATTAATATGGTTAAAAACATACCTACCATCGAACGGTCTACCAAAATCCGGTTTGGTAAACACGTTTCTGAGAATCAGGCTGAAAACACAATTGTTTTTAATGCGTCAGATACTGCAATTGATGTCACGAATGCGAATTCTATTTATATGGCGCCACTCCGTGTTGCTGACTTAGCAGGTTCTAATCTTGTAGGTTACTCGTCGGTCACAAAGGAAATTGTTGATTCGAGTGTTCCTACAACCCTTCTAGGTGGTGTCACTTTACAATCTTCGACGGATAGAGGTAATGTAACTTCAAATACAGTTCAGTTTAATAACGATATAACATCTTTCGTAACAAGCTCTAACGTTGGTGTCGCAAATAGTGCGCCGATACACGCCTTATCAGTAAAGGATAAAGTTTTCATGTGTGGACCGACAGGTGATACCAACGCGCTTCGTGTTGAAGGTACAGCTCGAGCTACTAAATTTACAACGGGGTCTTCTGTTAATATAGATGAAAATGTTACTAATAAAATTCAGGTTTCTGGTACAATACATACAAGTACACTCACTTCGTCGGCAATAGGTGTAGCGAATACGGCACCTGGTCATGCTATAAGTATTGGTAATGAAGGTCAAGTTCAATTAAATGTACCAACACAATCAATATACGCGTTAGATACCGTCGGTAACGTAAACGCACAAAACTATAGGGGTGATTCGTATTACCTTTCGAACCTTACGGTTGAAAATATAGTAAACCAAGGTAACGTTACATCCAATACGGTTCAGTTTACGAACGCACTTACGAGTATTTATACAACCAGTAACGTCGATGTTGGGGGTAATGTTTTTATAAGAGAATCATCCGATGCACTTTATGGTAAAATTGCGGGGGCTAATACAATAGCGGGTAGTACTATAACCGCGAGTACACAATTTTCGGGTCCGGGTACGGGGTTAACGGAAATTCCAACAAATCAATTTGCGAGTGGAGCAATTCCCTTTTCTAGTGGTGGTACGGGTCAGTCTAGCTATGCAACGGGTACAATACTTTACGGTAAAACGTCGGGTGATTCACTCGGACAACTCAATCCCGCAGGTTCTAATGACGACGCCGGTAAATTTCTTAGACTCGATGGTAATGATATACCCGAATGGGCAGAGGTTCCCTTAACTCTTGATGCCGTTCTCGGGAATACAACCGCAGAATCCGATGGGTCTATGAGTTTAACAGATACGGGTACGACAATCACAACCGCTGGTAAAATAAAAGCCGCCACGTTTGAAGGGAGTGGTTCGGATATTCATGATATTAACGCGGCTAATGTAGTAACTGGGAGTGGTACACTTACAACCACCGTTTTACCTACCGTACCCGAAACTAAAGGTGGTACGGGTCAAATAGCATACACGCAAGGTGATATTTTATATTCAGATACAACTAATTCGTTAGCAAAACTCGCTATAGGGTCAAGTTCAGAATATAAGGTTTTACAAGTAAAATCTGATGGAACTGTACCCGAATGGACATCAACAATAACAGGTGCTACACTCGCTAATCCATCGTTAACCGGTACAATCACAACAACGGGGTTAAATAATAACAGGATTCCGTTTACGAATGGGTCAGGGGTATTAAGTTCAGACACGGATCTTCAATTCGATACTTCTGGTTCTAACAGCCTAATGACAATTGCTGCCGATGTTTTAATTACAGGTGGATTCACAACACGAGGAGCAGTAGATCATTTAGAAACAACAAACTATACAGTTACTGACCCAATAATCGAAGTCGGTAACAATAACTCGACGGATACAATCGATTTGGGTATGATCATGACAATGAATACTGCTAATGTTGTTCATGGTTTTAGAGGTGATAAGAAGGAATATACGATCGCATACACGCACAGTAACCCAGCTGGTACAGATATAACACCAACGTTGACGAGTGGTATATCTAACCACCCGTATATTACCGCAAATATTTGGGGTAACGTTTTATCCGGTAACGTCACGACAACAGGTACGGTAGAAGCTACGACACTCAAGGGTAATGGTGCTAATATAACACACTTAAATTTAAATGACGCTAATAATACCGGTCCAGTTGCTACTACACTTGGTGGTACGGGTGTATCTACAGGT